TATCATTGATAGTGAATTTTTGTTTAATAAATGGGTACAAAGATATCCTGAACACCAGCGTGATGTATTTAGAAAAGCACGTAAGAATGTACAACATCATGGTGTATTGGACAGATATCGTAAGGTGTCTGCATTTATTAAAGTTGAAAAATCTGGTATGTGTGATAGTTTCGGTCCACCCGATATAGATCCACGTATCATCCAATCACATACACCTGAATGTATATCTATCACTGGACCAAGTTTGTGGGAATATGGTAATCGTATTCGTAAAAGTTTTCGTTTAGGGAAACACGCAAAGATCGTTTGGGTGTCTGGTGAGGAGTCGACGAGTGATGGTTTTGGAACTGATTTTAAAGAAAAATTAGATGAATTTGATCGTTATTTTGTTTACTGGGGTGACTTCAACAAGTTTGAAGCACACTGGGATCAAGATAAAAAGAACTTTTTCATTTGGTTTTTGTCCAAAATAGTCGACAATACAGATATTGTTAAATTTTTTAATGTTAAAAAGTTTAAAGGTAAGTCGCAAGACAATTCTGTTAGATATACAATTCCATATAAGTTATGCAGCGGGGGTTCCTGGACTGCATTGTTTTCTTTTCTTGCTAATTTATGTTCGTTGATCAAGGCGTTTGGTAGTGATGCAAAAATTTATTTTTGGTGTCATGGTGATGATTTTTTAGTATTGACAAATGTTGATTTATTGGTTGATTTTATTAAGGAGAGTTTTAATACAATGGGGCACGTGGCAGATGTATACAAATCTGAGAATTTTTGGGATGTTGAGTTTTGCCAATTAGTACCTTATCCAGTGGGTAATACCATTGTTTGGGGACCTAAAATTGGTAGATTGTTGGCACGTATTCCATGGAAAACTTCCTCTTCTTCTGATCCTGACCCACGTGGTGTGATGTTAGGTCTCAGACAATCAATTAATCACATACCCTTTTTAAAAGAATATTGTGATTTAATATGTAGGTTAGTACCTAAAGATACCAAACCAATTGATTTGCGTTATAAGTTAACAAGTTCAAAAATGTATGATTATGATGGAGCAACATTAGCGTTTGTTTGTTATCGCTATGATTTAACCTTGGGAGACCTTGAAAATTTTCAAAAATTACTTAATAAAGTTGTGAATTTGGTTTCCGTGGTTCATTGGGATAGATTACAAACTTGTTGTGATAAAGATGTTTGATTTCAATTTACATTTTAGGGCCCCTAAATGATCTTGCGGATCTGCCCAATTGTGGTTAAATGCTGATAATTATTTTAATTTTATATTTGCTGTGTTCTTTCATGCAACCCGTTCCCCAAACGTTGTTTTTACGAGGAGTTGTGTGATTTATAAATATATATGTTTAATTATTGTTGTGATAATATTGAGAATTTTATTATAGTAGTATCTTTATTTGTGTTTTTAATTGTTTTAAATGAAACCCTTAAAATTGTTATCTGGTGAGACTATTACAATAGAAACTTATCCACCTAAAGCTAAAGGTAAGAAACCTAAGAAAAATTCCAAACCCAAAAAGAAATCTGGTAAAAAGAAAAGTAATATGAATGCTGGTAATAAGTCAAATGCAAAGATGGCTATGGTTAGACAGGTTTGTAGTATTACTGATCCTTTTTGTCCTGCTGCAAAGGGGGCTAGATTTCCAGATGGTACTGGTGGTAATTCTATAGCTTTTCAGATGCGTGGTGTAGTCAATATTACAACAGGAACTGCGTCAGGATCGTCTACTGGGGCTGCAATTTATGTTATTGCACCTGGAGCTTATTATGGTCTTTTGAATGGTGCTAGCTTCTCAGGAAGTACATGGACAATGAATGGTACTTATGCTGCTTTTACTCCTAATTCATTACTTGCTAATAATGCCGCAAAAGCACGTGTTGTTTCTGCAGGTGCTATTGTTAGAGGTACTTGTTCAATGAGCAATGCGCAAGGTCAAGTTTATATGTCTGAGGCACCAGGGACTGTTACATTTAGTTCAGGTTTAACCCAATGTGACTTTGCTTATCCAAATATTTCGGTCACTGCGTTGACTACGGGATTTGAGAAATCATGGATAAGTAAACCACAAGGTAATATAGCCCGTCAATTTCAATCCGTTAATGCAAATAATAGTTATTTTCCTGGCTGGACCAACTTAGTTGTTGAAGTTAATGGTGGGCCAGCCTCAATAGCTTGTGTTGCAATAGAGTATTTTATTAATGTGGAATTTCAATTACAAGCAGATAATTCGTTATCTCAACTTGCTCCAAAATCCACTGCCGCTTCTCCTGTTGTTATTAAAGCTAATTCTGATTATCAGAATAAACAACCAACTATTATAGCTGGTGGCGCTTCAGTTGTTGAGAAAACTGTCGCTTCTGGTATCAACTCTATTGCCACTAAATTTGGTGACATGGCATTGTCTGCGTTAGATGATATTTTAATGTTGTTATAATTTTATTTTGTTGTTGTATATTTAAGAAAAATTTTATAAAAATAAAAAGTAGAAAAACCAAAAACATAGTTTATATTTTATTATATATATATATTTTGTTGTGTTATATTGTTTTGTGTTTTGGTAGGGAGTAGCTAACCCTGTTTTGTTTCTTTCTTTTGTTTCTTTAGTTGTAG